ACACCAGTTTGTGTAACAGTAGCAGCACCTAATGCACCACCAACCATCTTACCAGTTCCTTCTCCACTTCCTCTTGCTTTAATACATGCTATCTGTTTTTCAGTTAGTCCAGAGGAGGTTGTATTAGTAGTCTCTCCTACTACATTTTGTTTCTTAATATCTACATTCTTCTTACCCATTCCTAAGAAACCTGCAGGTCTACTAATTTGTTCTGTAGATGTTACAATCTTAGGATCATGTGCTCTGTAATCAATCTTATATCCAGTTTTATCTGCCTCTATTCTGTATGCAGTATACTTTCCTATAGGTAAATCAAATTTAGGAAACGAGGAATTATTTGAAAGCATCCCAATCATACCGATATGGGATATACCCAAAACAGTTCCTAATCCTAATATAAAGGCACTTTTCTTATCCACTATCCTTTCTTAGTTGGGGTTGGACTTGGAGCAAGAACCATTGGTGCTTGTTCTAATCTAATTGTTTGTGCAGGTGCTGTGTTTGCTGCCTTTTCAATTAGTTTTTCCATATCTTGTTTAGATATAGGAGCAACTGGAGGTTTTGATGCACTATTACCATTCTTCTTAGATGCTGTTTGGATGCCAAAACTAGCTAGGACCCCTGTAAAGACCGAAGCTATGAAAGTTGGGTCAATATTTTTTTGAGGAAAATTTGGGATTGAAACATAATTTAAAGTTAATATTCCACCACTCCAAATTAAAATTCCGAGTCTAACAAAAGTTGAGAAGATTTCCATCTGCTCCTCTTTGTCCTCGGATAGTTCTTTTAGTTTTGCAATAGGACCTACTGCTTTTTTAGGTTCTTCTGCTTTTACTTCTTCTTTTTTAACTGCTTCTGCCATGACATAAAATTGAGAGACTATTTATATATAGCATTCTCAATTCTATGCAAACTATGTTTATTTAAAAACCTAGTGGTAGTCCAGATCCTGTTGCAGGTGCATCTGGTGTAGGTGCGGAAGGTGCTGCACTAGGATTAACAAGATCTCCTAATCCTTCTAGTGCTCCTCCACCTGCATCTCCACCAAGTATTCCACTCATTCCACCTGGCATCACAGCCTCCATAATTTTGCTTTTTACATCTTCAATAATCGCATCTTTACGAATGAAGACGTATCCACCGAGACCTACTACTGAAAGGGAAATAACTCCACTCGCAATAGCGATTCCGTTTACAATTTTTTGTAACATAATTTTACCTTGCTTTGATTGCAGATTCTACCTGTGCTAACAGTTTATCATCCATATCAGTTTTTGTCAACTTGACTGCTTTCTTAAGGATAATAAGGCAAATGCCTATTAGTTTTTCGCCCAGTTCTTCATTGTCTGGGACTTTTGCTACTGCGTCAGTTATAACTTTTGTAGCAAATGGGAGTAAAAAGGATAACATAATCTTACTGTATTTACATCTACACTATATATAATCTAAATTTCTATAATATCTACACCACTATCAAAATCTTCTATGTATTCTAGAGATAATACATGACTTTCTTTTTCTGTGTTTAACCATTCATCAAACTCTTGACGAATTGAATCACCGTTCACAACCTCTTCAAAATCACCACGAGAACAAAGTTCATTGATACGACTAAGAGACCAATCATGAGTCTGTTTCAGAGTTTCTTTCAAAGTTGCCATAATCTTTTTTCATGTAACGACCTAGGATGTTACTATTATAATACATCGGTGTTCCATCGTCAAGTGATTCCATCAAAACATTATTTAAGAACAATTGCTTGGTCTCTTCATAATTGGTTCGTCCGAGTGTAGTATGAAGGGACATAATCTCTCTGGAAAAATTTTCCTTTCCATATCTGGATACGTCGGACTTGAGTTCTGGGGAACTTCCATAATACTTCTTCCAATCAGACTCAGAAGTAATACGTCGTTTTCCACCCTTGGGTTTTCTCTTTTGTACGAAGTACTTTCTACCAATGTACTTTTTACCTGTTGTTTTATTTGTAATGAGGTAGACGTAACCGAAGAAATCGCCAATATCGTCAGAAGTGAAAGCTGTACCTTTGTAGTACCAGGGATTTTCATAATCGCATTCCATCCTAAATTAATCATTATTTCCTATATTTATCCACCTGCAAAATCATCCCATTGATGATCTGCAGAATCCCTAATTGCTTTATAACACTCGTCTAGATCCCACTCTATATCAGAGTTTGAATCCTGAGAAGGTGTCTTTTTTAACGTCTTGTTTGATTCCACCAACGATGTAAGATTCGACTTCTGTTTCTTGGGGTGCCACTTGAAGACCCTTAGAACTGATCCAATGTTCTGTCCAAGGTAGTGGATTGTTTCTTGCAGGTACGTCATAAACTGGTTTAAGTCCGATTGATCTCATTCTACGATTACAAACCCATTCAACATAACGATGAAGTAGTTTATCATTTAATCCAATCATAGATCCGTCTTTGAACAGATATTCTGCCCATCTCTTTTCTTCATTAACACACTTCTCAAATTCTCTAATAATCCATGGTTCTTCTTCTTTTACAATCTCAACCATTTGTGGATCGTCACCTTTTCTCCAATTGTTTAGAATATTTTGAGTTATTGCCAGATGCTGATTCTCATCTCTTGCAATAAGCGATATGATTTTCGCAGACCCTTCCATGCATTTAAGTTCACCAAAAGCAAAACTACAAGCAAAAGATACATAAAAGCGGATACCTTCCAAAATGTTGACATTAGCTACTGCCCTATAAAGTTTTCTTTTTAATTCTTTCTTTTCATAATCTGCATTAGGTCCACTCCACTCGGATCTCCACCAGTTACTTGTATCATACTGATGTGCCTGATTTACAAATGCATCATAGGATCCTGTAACACTCTCTGCCCTCTCCAATATTCTATTGTCTGTAAGAATAGTATCAAAGACCTCAGATGGATCTGAATATACATTCTTCATGATGTATGTATACGAACGAGAATGAATCATTTCCATCATCTGCCATACGTTCATGCATCCCTCTAACTCAGGTAGAGAACAGTATGGTGCAAATGCCATACCTGGTGCACGACCTTGTACAGAATCAAGCATAACTTGATACTTCAAGTTTGATGTAAAAATATGCTTTTGCTCTGGTCGTAATGATTGATAATCTCCACGATCTTTCTGTAGAGATACCTCTTCTGGTCTCCAGAAATATCCTAATTGAGACTTAGTTAAGTTCTCAAATGCAGGATACTTGAAAGAATCGTATCTCTGAACACCTAAAGGTGCACCAAAAAACATAGGTTGTTTTTTAGTGTTGACCTGTTCTGTGTTGAACACAGTCATAGAATCAACCACTTTTTTCTCCGTAGAATTTTGTCTAAATTGCACAGGACTCGCACTCCTCTTGATTTTCTATTGAACATTCATCTATTAAATTATCTAACTCTGATGATTTTTCGGGAACATTATCATGCCATCCTATTGGATGTGCAGGTTCCTCAATCTCATCACTCTTCATATCATGAGTATTTTGATAATATGAGGTCTTCCATCCATACTTGTATGTGGTTAGAAGATCATTTGCCATAACACTAGTAGGAACTTCATTACCTTCAAAGTGTTGTGGGTTGTAAGACCAGTTACCAGATATGGCTTGGTCGAAGAATTTTTGCATTACTGCAACGATGTTAATATATCCATTATTATTTTTCATATCCCAAAGAAGAGTGTAAGCATTTTTCAAAGTCCCATACTGCGGAACAATTTGCTTAAGGGGTCCTTTCTTTGATTTTTTAATGGACAAGTATCCTCTAGGAGGTTCGATTCCATTTGTGGCATTAGACACAACGGAACTGCTCTCCGAAGGCATTTGTGCGGACAATGTTGAGTTCCTGACTCCATATTGAACGACAAGTTTTCTGAGAGTTTCCCAATCATAATTCAGATTGTTTGGAACAATTTCATCGACATCGTTCTTATATGTATCTATAGGAAGAATTCCATTATGATACTTGGTGCGATTTGAGTATTCGCATGGACCTTTTTCCTTTGCAAGTTGTACAGTTGCCTTTATTAGGTTGTATTGGAATGCCTCAGTTAGGTCGTGAACTAACTTATATGCCTTCTTATCTTCGTACCCTACACCGTTCTTAGCAAGGTAATGAGCAAGACCAATATAACCTACCCCAAGCGATCTACGTGCCTTGGTAGCGATTTCTGCTGCTCTGACGGGGTATCGTTGAAAATCAATGAGCTCATCAAGAGACCTAACAGTAAGATCACAGAGGCTTTCAAGATCCGAAAGATCCCTAATTTTGCCAATATTAATAGCACTAAGGATGCAGAGAGCAATTTCTCCAGTTTGGTCATCAATATGTTGTATAGGTTTAGTTGGGAGAGTTATCTCCTGACATAGATTACTCATTTCCACTTTATCCAAGAAGGATGAGTGGGAATTACAATGATCTATGTTCATAATGTATATTCTACCAGTTTCTGCTCTTTCTTTCAAGAGGTCTAGTATAAGTTCTTGTGCGTTTACAGTATCTCTGGGAATTGATTCATCTAATTCATACTTGACGTATAGATCGTCAAAAGATTCCGTGCCAAAACTATCATACAACCCTGGCACATCATGAGGAGAAAAAAGACTAACCTCCTCTGCGGATAAAAACCTCTCATAAAATAATTTACTAAGTTGAATAGAGTAATCTAATTTTCTTACTCTGTTGTCTTCTGTTCCTTTGTTGTTCTTAAGAACTAATATATCTCTTATTTCTTTGTGCCAGATGGGGAAGTGGACAGTCGCTGATCCACCACGGATGCCATTTTGAGTGCAACATCTGACAGTGCTTTCAAACTTTTTGAGGAACGGGACAACACCTGTATGTTGCACTTCGCCACCCCTGATTTTACTGTTGATGCCACGGATGCGACCCGCGTTGATGCCGATACCCGCCCTTTGTGCAACATATTTGCCGATAGCCATATCAGAACTAAAGATGCTATCGAGGGTGTCATCAATATCAACAAGAACACAGCTAGCAAATTGTCTAAGTGGAGTTCTAACCCCTCCCATGATAGGTGTGGGAATGTTGATTTTGTGTTTGCTGATTGCGTCGTAGTATTTTTTGACATATTTTAATCTGTAAAACTTATCATCGTCTTGGAAAAGGGTTGCAGCGATCATCATATACATGAACTGAGGAGTCTCGTATACTTCTCCTGTGCTTCTATCCTGCACTAAGTATTTATCTACAACCTGTCTTATACCTGCATAGGTAAAGAGGTAATCCCTACCATGATCAATGTACTTATCTAGTTCGGTTATTTCTTCTTCAGTATACTTCTTAAGTATGTCGTTATCGTATAAGTTTCTGTCTATACATGATTGTATATGTTCTATAAACTTTGTAGGATGATCTGGGTGTCCTTTATATACAGACTTCCTTAAACTAAAAAGAAGTAATCTAGCAGCAACGTATTGATAGTTTGGTGCTTCTAAACTAATTAGATCATTAGCAGATCTTACCAGTATTTCCTGTATATCTGATGTCTTGATACCATCAAAGAATTGTAGTCCACTATTAATCTCTACCTGTGATTCAGAGACACCTGCTAGACCTCTACAGGCATGTTCAACAATGTGATGAACTCTATTTAAGTCAAGAGGTGTTTTAGTTCCATCTCTCTTGATTACGTTTATCTCCTTAGGAGTCATACTTTTTTCCAACTATTGAGTTTAAGTTTTGCTTCTATACCCTGATAGACATTTGATTCTACCAGATTTTTTACATCCTGTCCAGCTAGTGACATATCATTTATGTCCTTTTGCTGAATATTACTTGGCCATATTACTACTTTATCTCCTCTATCAATGGCTTTGGAGATTCGGTTGACGATTTCTCTATTACGAGGTTCGTTATCAAAAACCCAAATATAATTGCTCCAACCAAACGACCTGCAATCAATATCGCTGCCAGCCATCGCAACCGAATTATCCAAGAAGAGCGAGTCGAATGGTCCTTCGACAATGTAGACAGGGTTTTTTTCATTTAATCTATTAAGTCCATATATTTTAGGTTCGTTTTCATCCAACATTACTGTGACGTATCTGAGTCTGTCTCTTGGATCGAGACTTCTGCCTTGGAAACCAAACCATCTATCTTTTCCTTCAGTTCTCTTAATGAACGGTATGATGATTCTGCACTGATCACCATAGACTTCTGTGCTTGATGGTTTCTGTTGCTTAACCCAATTATAGAATCCTTCTGTGAAGAAGAGTTCTTTGTGATATTCTTGAGGAATTTGTCTGGCATTTATATATTTTACTGCAGGGTGCTCTTTATTTAGATCAGCAATACTTTTGAGATCTCCACGTTTTTCAAACACAGGTTTCTTAAATTTTGGTTTGGGAACATATGATCCTTTACCTGTAGTGCCACTCTTATATCTCTCCATGATATACTCATCATAGAGATCAGGAGCTTGATCCTTTAGAAAATTAGGTAGAGTTCTACCTACACCACAGTTGTGGCATTTATATACCATGTCTGATTTCAGACGAAAAAAATAACCTCGTGCCTTGTTCTTATGTTTCTGTGAATCACCACAGTAAGGGCATCGAAAGTTATATAAGTCTGCTTTTTTCCTTGTAAACTTATCTAGTCTACCAGAAAGTAAAGTGACATAGTGTGCATCAACGAACTCGTTCAATATTTTGGACTACTGACCCACTTATTGTACTAACTTCTTTCTCATTTGTCAAGTTTCTCATAATTGTAAGACCTGGTACAGATAATATGAATGATATTACCACCAATCCACCTGCTATAGACCACATTTTTTTCTCTATAGTTCTCAATCTCTCATCTACTTTTCTTATATCTCTTTCACATCCTTTCTTTATTAATTCTGTTTCTCTATTTACATCAGCAGAAAGTCTATCTATTTTCTCAAATAATACTTCATCTATCTTGTCTTGCTTATCTAGTTTCTCATTATGAACTGCAAGAAGTTGTCCCATTTTTACAGAGTTCTCTTGTAATGAGTCAACGACTCGTTCGAGTCTTTCTATTATTGCCGAATTTATATCAGACATTACCTCGTCTCGTCTTGTTCTGCTCCAGAGCGTACCTGTTTCTTAAGATTCTGTGTTTTTAATTGTAATTGTTTTTGTAATTGTTGTTTCTTTAGCATTATTTTTTTCTTTTCGATAGCAATTTTTGACTGTGCCATCTGTTGTTTCATCTGATCTTCTGAACTTTCGTATTGTATATTTTTCATTGCACTCATTCTTCTATCCATGAAATACTTTGCAGCATTTGCAGGTAAAATCCTTTCTATCTCTATACCAGACCTAAGATTTGGCATGATACTCATGCGTAGTTTCATCTTAAGTTCAGCAGGTGAGTTAGCAAACAATATTGTTTCTCCAACATTAGGTATCTTTACCTTGTATTGGAATAATCTACTTCTCATTTCCATATTCTCTTTCAATTTATTACCAGGTGCCACTAATTTCTTAGCGTCTTTCTTTTTAACCTTGCCACGAAAACGTTGTACAGGATCATAACCTGCTGTAGGACCTGTTGCAGCATCTGCACCAGTATATCCAGTTGTTTGCATCTCTTCGTTCATAGGTTATCTATCTCCTTTTGAATATCATTATCAATATCAAGGTCGGGAAGCATCCCTACAGGATATTTATTCAAATAGATTAATACAGTTTTGAGTATAGACCAATACTCCCTTTCTAATCTAAAGAATAGAAGGGGAGTAGCTGCTTCGCCAAAAACATTATAAAGTATAATCAGATGATTTATAATCAGGTGAGTTCTTAACGCACCACCTCTAACATAACGTTTGAGAAGTCGTTTCAAATACTTGAAACGTTTCATATCTTCATCAAAATCCTCACGTGTGACACAATGAGGATTCTCATAATGTTTGATAGCGAACAGAATGTAGGTCTCCTCATTCAGTTCGTCAAAAATCATTTATTAAGTTGTTGTAATTGTCTTAGTAGATCCAGATCCACCTGCACCAATAGTATCGCCTAATACGAATACCTTATCAGATGCTGTTGAAGTACCTGTATCAACAATAGTTCCAGAGATTGTCTGAGCACCAATAGTATGTACCTTACTTGCAGCAGCACATGTGAATGTAAATTCAACACGGTTTGTAGCTGTCTGTGCAGCAGCTGTAGCAGTAATAGATGCACTATCTGTAGTGTTAGTAACTACAAGAGTAGCACCGTTAGTCACGTCAACTAATTCGTTGTATATAACGACAACCGTTCCAGTTGCAGCAGCAGCATATGTACTCTCTTCAAAGAATACAGCTGTGATGTCTGCATTACCAAGAGTATTTGTACCAGATCCACCTGCACCAACAAGTCCATCAATGGAACATAAAATTTCATCCCAGAACTTTGTTTTTGTAGCGTTTTTATAGTGTCTCAAAACCCATCCGTCTGCGGTAGCAAAGATGTTTTGAGGATCTACTGCGGTACCACGCACAGCCCACTTAGGCTTTGATTCATCAGCATCGGTTTTTCCCCAAAGTGCCATAGTTATACTCCTGATTTGTCGTTCTATCTCAAATTATTTATAAAAAAACGTGCCTCTACGACCAGAAAACTATCTAGTTTCTATAGCAGATTTTACAGTTTCTAAAAGTTTATCATCCATGTCAGTTTTAGTTAATTTAACTGCTTTTTCTAGGATAACAATACACAATTTGATTAGACTTTCACCCAACTCTGAGTCGTCTGGGATTTTATTTACAGCATCAGATACAATTTTAGATGCAAAAGGTAGTAGAAAAGATAACATAATTAAAATTCAAATTCTACCCTATATAGGCTACTTTAGTCTGGTGTAAAACTATTATTCTTGACGTATCCCCACTTACCTTTTGATAGTGCTCTTACACCTCTGGGATCTTTACCTACTTTCTCCTTAGCAGCCTTACCTGCATCCATAATTTGTTTATATTTTTTCTTTTTTGCTTCGCTGTGTTTCTCTTGAGCTTTCGCTAAGATTTCGTTTTTTAAACTTGTTGTTTCGATCATCTCTTTGTCCTTTGGCCACTCGTAAGAACAATTCCATGCCCGAAGAGACTTATTAATGCGACTGTCTGGATCTCTTGCAGTCTTGGCACTTGTAAGTTTCTTCTTCATACCTTTCATTCTGGCACAGAACGATTTCCTACGAGGATTACCTACTTTTTTACTGGGAGCTTTTAGGTCTGAACCAGGATTCTCACGTTCGTAAGACTTCCTGCCCTTTTCATTCAGACCACCTTCTTTATTTTTACCTGCCTTACGTGTCCACGCAGCAGCTTCACTCCTTACAATTTTATAATCAGGTTCATTCTTTGCTAAATTTTTCTTGAGTTGTTTTTTAGAAATCTTAGGTCCTCCTATTGGATCTCCATACTCATCTCTTTTAACTTCTTCTTTCATTTTTTTCTTAGAATCAGTTCTAACATAAGTTGGTTTAGCAGCACCAGACTTAGATTGTTGATTAGGATCTGCTTTTTTCTTACGTCTTTGTGCAGATAATCTTTCTGCCTTAGACATAGACGCTCTCTTTGCAGAGGATACACACTTAGGAGTTCCTTCACCAGGTTTATCACTAGCACAAGTACCACCTGTGACTACATTGACCCACCCTTTCTTACCATCTTTTGATTTGGATTTAGAAAACCACTTATGTAAGTTGCCTTCCTTTACCAATATTCCATCAGGCATTGTGACTTTATATCCTTTTGGTATTGGTTTACATTTCTGATCTTGATGACAGAAGTATTTACCTTCACCACACTCCACTGCTACCGCCTCCTATAATTGCAAGGTTTAATCCTGCCATAGTATACATTGCATTATGTATTGTAAGATCGGAATCTTCTATCCATGGCTTTGCATCTTCATTATAAATCCAACATTGTAATGAACCATACTTTGCTCTTGGTATGGAGTTATCAAACCACCAATCATAATGTGGTGTATCATCAGTTGCAGGGTAAGTCAAGTACCTAACCCCTTACCTTTATCATAATTATCCTTTCCTCCATATCTTGCCATCGTATTTACATAAGATTGTACATCTTTGAACCCACGTTTCTTAGCATCAGCAGCAGTTTGTTTCTTTTGATCTGCCATTTTCTTATACTTGCCAGTGCCACGAGTGTCTTTCTGACCCTTGACTTTCTTCTGCTGTCTACTACCACCTGACATGATAGCACCTTTACCATACTTAGCAATAATTTTTTTCTTTACTATATCAAGTGCAGTATCCTTTTCATTTATCGCATCTAACTGATCTAATGCTTTACTTGACCAATATACTTCTGTTTCTTCTCTTTTGTATGCAGGAACTTTAGCACCTTTCACACCTCTTCTTGCCTTGTGCTCTTCTCTACGTTTGTCAATAGCCTTTCCTCTCTTACCTGAGGGGTCAAACATACCAGGATCGTCATGACCAGGACCCATTCTCCTATAATTTCTGATAGATGCTTTACCGTAATCGCTACGACCTTTATCTACCTTCGCTTCATTCTGTACATCAGGACCGTCATTTACATCTTCTTTGCGACGTTTCTGTTCACACTTCATGCAATCACAGTCTTCACCATGCTCCTTCTTAACCTCTTTAAGGTCATCTTTTTTAGGATTGATAAGAACTTTGGATTTTTTTTCTGCTAGATACGCTTTAAATGATAACATTACATTCCTCTATCTGCCATAAACTTCTTAAATGCAGGAGAATTAATACCTCTCTTAGGATCTTTCATTCTTGCTGCTTTTGATCTCTCTCTGTATGGTTTATCAGATTCATCATCTGGTTTATACTTCTCAGGATTTCTCATTGCACGATAGTTTTCGTCTAGAGACTCCCATTCTTCCCATATTTTATTAAATGATTTGAAAGATAACATTACTTTGCCTCCATCTTACGTTTTGCTGCTTGTTTAGCATATAGTCTAGATGATTGCTTCATCTTTTCTATTGCCTTTTCTTTGTTTCCTGCTACTGCTGCCTTACCTCTTTCTACTTCTGCCTTCTTAGAAGCTTTGAGTGCTAGGTCTGCAGATATCTCATCTATCTGCTCGACTTCTTCATTCTTAGGACGACAATCATTGACGAGTTTACCACCCTTCATCTTCATACCAACCTTCTTGTGAGTCTTCCAACATGAAACTTCTTGGAACTCCATTGTTTCTGGGTCTTCATCCTGCTCAGATAAGATCATATTAATCTCACCTTCATATCCTAGTTGCTCAAGTAATTCAAAGATCTCATCCCACATTACTTCCTCACTCTTATTACCATAGTTTGCTGCACCTTTCTTACGACATTGAACTAATCTACCTGATGCATATGCACTTGGCCATACCTTAGCACTTGCTTTTACTTTCTTATAGCAAGCATCTTTTTCACCACTACCCTTACCTTTCTTATCTGCTTCATTTAATTCATCTTCATGAGGAATAGTATTACCATCTTTATCTTTCTGATGATGCTCTGACATCTTTTTGTTTGAATGATGACTTGGATCACCAAATGCAGGATTGTTTTTGTACTCTGGTTTTTGCTTCTTCTTGTCTGCCTCTAATTTTTTTGCCTTCTTATCAAGAAAAGCTTTCATCGCACCACCTGGTTTACCAGTTCCTTTAGTTAGACCATATGCACTGCCTTCTTCTACTTCTTCTACTGATTCTTTCTTAATTGCTTTAGAAATTACTTTCCTTCTATTGAGGAGATATGAATCGGACTTGTCTTTGTCACCATCATTGTCTACATCACCATCTTCTTTACCGACAGCATCTAATTTCTTTTTTGCTTTCTCTTGTATTTCTGCATATGCAGCAGACATATCAGGCAAATCGTTGAAGTTCATTGTCATTTTAGTACTTTCTCCTTTTTATTTATCTTCTTTACGAACTCACCAGGTGTCAATTTTTTAACTGCATTAGCTAATTCATCAGTTCCTATTTCACCTGCAGGTGTAAAGTTAAAGTATTTTATTTTGTTGATTTCTTGTAGATCTTTCAACCATGAACGGTATATCCTATCAGATTCATCTACAAAAATAACATAGTTGCTACCACGACTCACAACTTTACCAGATATGCCTGTGTTTACATTCTCTACAAGGTCTCCTATCTTAAATATATGACCATTAAAGTAATGTTCTCTCAATGCTTGAGGATCTAACTTAGGTGCTATCTCATAAAGAGTATAAGATGCGTCTTGAAAATCATCAAGATCTTCTTGGACTTGCATTGCTTGTCTTAGTGTATTATATAGTTCTTGCTTTCCTTTTCTTCCTAGTTTCTCTGGCATACCTGACACAAATGTATCATAGTCATCATCCATAGCTGCCTTACGTAGCTTAGATGCACTCATTCCTTCTACACCTTCACCATCTGGATCTCTATCGCCCGCAGAAGAAACTTTAATTTGATCAAAATTATATAAATCACCGTTATACTTGGTTGCTAGTGAGTTAAATTCACTAACTCTATCTCCACCAACTACTAAATTTACTGTACTATATCCTTCACCATCAAGAGTTTGAAGCACATCAAAGATAGTTTTCATATCTTCACTATTCTGAATAGCATTTGCATGATCAGGGTATGCCTGTTTCATGAATTTAACTTTAGTACCAGGATCTAGTGGGTTCTTCTGAGGATCTTGTGATCTACTAGGGTAAATCCTGTACTCTCCTCCCTTAGAAGCAGCTTTTACTTTACTTAGAAGTGCTTCATGTCCAGTAGTAGGGGGATTAAATCTTCCAAAAGTAATAGATATGCTACCTTGATCGACCGAACCCTCGCTTCCTGCAGTTTCTTCTCCTCCATTTGTCGTTCCTCCTGCTAATTCTTTTGCGGTCAACTTTGTAAGTTTACCGTCTTTACTCATGTGCGTGACCTTACCAGTTTGATCGGCATATTTACCGTATCCAACGTGCGTAAGATTGAGTTTTTCTGCTTCTTGTGCTGCAAAAGATTTTTGAGCTTCTTTTAGGAAAGCACTAAACTTTTTCATTCTTCCAATTTTTACTAAGATTAAAGTTTGCTCTGCTAAAGGTTAGTCTATCTACAAGTTTATATGGAGTTTTGGAATTTATCACATAACCTTCATGCTTTGAAGGTTGTCCATCGATATAGCATTCCACATCACCGCTTTCACGGATGGATTTTTGTAGACGCTGTTTCAGTTGATAGATGTAGTGCCATGCCTTAAAGGTATATACACTAACCTCTCCCTTATATTTATCAGGTAACGAATCGTACATTTCCTGTGCGTCAGGAATACGTCCTTCACGTACAAAACTATTGATATGTTGCTTGATCTTAGGTGCAACTTTTGGATGAGGAGTTTTAGATCTAAACACAGGTATAAACGACTTCCATTGATCTGTAAAATTTAATTCTTTCTCTACATATGCCCATGCATCTGTTGCACTTACACAGTAACAAGTAGATGAACTAGCAAGATTAATCCCGATGTGCCCAATACAATCCGCAGAAACTTGCTCATAAAGAGTATGTGGAGCAATGACAATATAGCCAGGGACTTGAGTGGGAAAACGATACTCCAAACAATTAGGAGTATAAGAATGTGACCCACCGACACCAATCCAGTCAGCTTGAACAATGCTATTGATACGAGGAGCAAAATGAAACAATAACCTAAGAATGTCTGCCACATCGCCTTTGTGATTGGTCTCAATGTCGTCGAAGGAATAATTGATTTTCGGGATTTTTTTGTTGAAGACACTCTTTGTACCTACGAAAAATTTACCATTGGCAGGATTAGTACCGAATACTACAGCAGGAGCACCGTCCCACTTGATACCAACAGTTTCACACGAGATCATCTCTGTGATTGCTTTAAGTGCAACTCTACGACCATTAAAGATAGAATCTTCTGGGTGTTCGAGGTGTTTGTTTGGCATGTCATCCTGTCTTATATCCATATTATAACAGGTTTTCATGTCTAATGCGAGTCATAGTGGACAGTTTGATAAGTGTCCTCAATAAATTTTTAAGAAAGGACCGTTGCTACTACCGAATTCTTTTTTAGCACCATAGTATAGTGCTGTACACCACTGTGACATTTTCTTTTTCTTTGCAATCTGTACCCATATATGTGCCCACTCCATAGCAATTAACTTAGAAGAAAATCTACCACCAGAACTTCTGTCTGCCTCATTTGTTTCATAAGTTATAGCGTATGCCATTACTTCTTCAATACCTTCTGCTATCTTCTGACTATTTTCATATACTGCAACCTCACCAAGATCTATCATATTAGATAACTTTAATTTTTTATATAAATCTATCCAGTAATCAATTTGACTCTTTTGCCACTTACCTACAGGAGGTATCATTCTATGTTTTGATGCAGATTCTGGTCTTTTTAATCCTAAATCTTTTAAGATTTGTTCTAATGCAACACTTGATACTTTTCCAAGTTTAGCACCTGCATCTTTTCCCTTTGGTGTTAGGTCAGTTTGTACTAAATTTCTTGCTTTAGAGTATTGAAAGTTTCTAGATTGTCCATGAACCTTCCCACCTTTAGTTGTCTCTATATCAAAACCAAGTTCACCAGTATCAAATAAAAAATTTTTTTTCTTACCTAAGGTTAGATTACATTTAAGAGACTTGGGGATTAAATCTAATGAAACAGGAGATGCTTTTCCATTTGCATTTGCCACCTCTGCGGTAGCAGTTCTTTTATTTTTTGATATAGCTTTCAATGATACACCTATAAGAGTTTTATTTTTCAGTGTCTCTTTCATATACATGTTTAGGACGTTCAATTTTGCTTCTTTAGACATCCCATTTACATTTGTTAGTTCTTTTATCTTTTCTTCTACAATTCTTTTTTGAGTTTTCTTTACCATAACAATATCCATAGGATTCCAACGATCCTTTACAGATACACCACATTGTTTCTTTGCAATATCTTCTATCATAGGCATAATACCTCTATCTCTTGAGTATTCATACCCTCTACTACCACCTAAAAATTTCTTAAGTGCATTAGTTTGTTTTCTATATGTTTCTTTCCACTCAGCACCATAACCTTCATAAACCTTTTTCATCTCTCCTGATGTAGGTTCTTTATTTTTCTCAATTACAGATTCAAAAAATAATTTTGATCCATTCTCTTGCTTTGCTGTCTCTATAGCGTTTGTAGCCATTGAACTTTCTAATTATTTATCTTCACGTTCTCCCATTATATCTTTAATGTTAGAAAGATATTGATGTGTTTCTTTGATAGTGTCTATTGATAATAATATATCTGCAATGTGCTTACTGATATATGGTTCTTCAGTTCTTGCTGACCAAGCAAGAGCATTTCTTAAATTTGCCTTTGCTTCATCTAATGAATCTGATACTTGTTGTGAGAGTGCCATCTTAGTGTGGGTTATAAATTTTTAAAATGTATAGTGTTATTACGATACTAATTATAAGACATACGGAAATCAACTGAGTCATTAAACATCTCCTACCAGTCGGTTTTCCGAATAATGTACGTCAAACTCACCACCAGGATATCTTTTCTTGAGTTTGTCTACATTCATTTCAATGACTTCTTCTGGTGTAATGTCTAAAGCAATACATGCTTGAATAAAATACCACATGATGTCACCTAGTTCACGTTTCATATGAAATAGATTCTCTTGACTAACTGGTTTACCTTGAAAAAGTATCTTCTTTACTATTTCTGAAAACTCACCTGACTCAGCACATAGTCCGAGTGCAGCAGTTAATGCTCTATGTGATTTAAAATCTTTGGAGTATAAATCTCTCAAACGATCTTGAAAGTGTCCACCTGTTTTACTCTCGTCAGACGTGACAGCGTCTACGAACTGAGTATATTTTTCAAAGTCAATCATACTTTAATTCATTAAAAGATTTTGCTGTGAACTTCTTTGTAAGTTCTTCATTACCTGCATCAATTATATCTGTTTGTGCAGTATCCTCTACATCATACAACCTCATCTTCGCTCTGTCAATACCTATACAAAATCTTTTATTAATTGTAGGGTCATTGTAGCGATTTTTTAGTTGTTTGACCATTATTTGATTCGCTTCCTCCAATTCCTCCGTAGAAATAAGAGCAAACATAAGATCAGCAGTTGCGGGAAGCCCAAAACTTTCGCTTGTATCAGTAAGATCAACATCACTACTCCCAAAGCCAGAACGAGTCGTCTGAGTAGCGGAGACGATAGGTACATTAGTTTCAACTGCAAGACCACGGAGTTCTTCTGCGATCGCTTTAACATAAGTATACGAGTTTACTATAGATCCTTTATACCTCTGAGAGGCACAAATATTTAGATAATCAATAAAGATAATATCAGGTTTAATACTTTTCTTTAGAGCGAGGTCACTGATCAAAGATTTGAAATGTCCTACATGTGCTGCTGCTGTAGGGTATTCTTTGATGATTAACTTCCCTTGTGTTTTCTTTGAAAGATTTTTAACCTTACTTGCAAACATTACCTTAGGTAGATCTGCAAGTTTTTGTATAGGAATATTTAATAAGTTTGCATCAATCCTTTCTGCAATCTTTTCTTCTGCCATCTCAAGAGTAATGTACAATACATTTCTACCTTGTAGCAATGTTGCTGCTGCCATGTGGCACATGAATAATGACTTACCAACACCTGTACCTGCTAGTGCAACGTTCAGTGTTTTGTTAGGTAGTCCACCTTTTGTAATTTTATTAAAGTAGCTAAGATCAAAGGGAATCTTATCTTCTTTTCTATGATAGAAATCAAATCTATCATCTGAATTTGCGATGTAATCATGTCCAACATTCTGATCAAAACTTACTCCAAGTGCTTGACTGAGGATTTCTGGAATAGCTCCTTTATCCCTCTTTGAATCCTGTCCATCAGCAATCTTAACGGATTCCATAAGCGATAGATAAATCGCTCTCTCCTGACACCATTTCTCTGTAGTGTCAACCAACCAATTGTACTCGCCTTTCTCATTGGATAACTCACTTAAAACCTCCTTTATACTTTTAAATTGATCTTCAGTTAAGTCTGTACGTTCTTGACACTCTATACTCAAGGCATTGAGAGAAGGTAATGCATCATACTGACTAATGTATTCATGAATTTCTAAGAATATAATCTTATATTCACGATTAGTAAAGTACTCCTTCATTAAGAAAGGTAGCACCTTACGTGCATATTTCTCATGATAGCATAGATTACTAAGAATCGTGACTTCTAAATTCATGTGTAATGTAAATAAGTGCCAACAATATATTTGTTGTTAGATACAGGTGCTTTACCTGCGTGTCTGTATTGCCATGTTGGTGGGAATAAAAGTATTGTACCACACTTGGCAGAAATGTCAAAGTTTAGTTTAGGAAATGATGTCTCTCCTCCTTCTTTAACATCATTGAGATATAAAAAACCGACTAGAAATCTACGAGCAGACGCATAGTCTTGCACATCAACGTGATCCTTGAATTGGTCATAATTATTATTTTCATACATCTTCATACGAAACTCTTCGTATGAATATTTGGCAGGAAAGTCAGGACCTAAATCCAGTTCCTCCATATATTTGTCCATGCACTCGTCAAATATATCAATCAACAGGTTCTGTTCAGCAACCCACTTGGGATCTTTTGCATGATATCTCTGAGAAATATTTAGTTCTCTGAAACTTGGTCGCTGCCCTCTATCAGTGTATATGCTGTCGGACTCATCAAAGTTCTTGATGATTGTATCACATACTGATTTACTAAGAACACCAGAATACGTTCTAACATAGTCAATTAATTTAGTTGCCATAGCGAAACTCTTTAGCAGCAGCTTCGTCTATCTTACTCATTATTTCTTTCGTGAAATATTTATCTGGATCCTTAAGTATTGCAGAAGGATATACACTGCTATCACCAACAACGATCCTATTTCCTTTGCGTTCAAAAACTCCATGTTTTTCACCCAACTCCAATAATCCGTAATACCTGTCCAATCCACGATCATAATATAATCTGGTTTCAACATCTGAGTTCTCCTTTGTTAGTCTGGACTTGGCGGTTTTGCATTTGATAATATTTCCAATAACCTCCTTACCATCTTTTTCCTTCTTCTTTGATAGATATACAATTGTGCTTGCAGCATACTTGAGTCCACTTCCACCTCCCATTTCTTTAGTTGGAATATATGCACCAACTACATCGTATGTATGGTTGGTGACGATTAAAGGCACGTTTGCTTTACCTAATTTGAGGGTTAGCACACGAAAGATTGATTTAACAACTTGAGCACGAGTCATATCTCGTGTCTCTTTACCTGCCTCAGAGTCCTCTACTTCCTTAGAAGTTGATAACATACCGAGAGAATCTAAAACAAACATTAAGGGTTTGCGTTCTTTAGCAGTCTGATCGTTATATTTATCTAATATTTTGATTGCTTGTAATCTAAATTCTTGTACCGTTGTTACAGGAACAAGTAGCATACGATTAGAATCTATACCTCTGTCTTCAATCATCTGCTTAGATATAGCAGACTCAGACTCAAAGTATATGACACCTGCATCAGGATTAGACTCTAAGAAATGTTGAACCATACCAAGGCAAAAGAATGTTTTACCTGTAGATGTCTCACCTGCTATAGCAGTTATTTTATTATTAGGAATACCTCCATAGATTGATCCTGATAATAAAGCATTAAAGATATAAGAACCTGTGTCAATATATCCTGCAGTGTCACCTGCAGATACACCTTCAGAGACTAATGATGCGTAATCATTACCAATCTCCTTAGCTATGTCCTTCAGAAAATTCATAAAACCATGTTATAAAATTAGAACGTTTCATGGCACGCTCAAACCATTTTGCTTCAGATATATCATCGAATATCTGATGCTCCTTTTTAGGTGTGCCGAATGTTTTTTGATATTCGACTCTGTACTTTTTCATCCAAATAAAAATTCAAGTGATGCGATCTTCTCAGGTTTCCACCCAATAGTATCCATAATAACTTTTATTGGCTCCAAGAAACTCTTACTAAATTGTAGTTCATAGTCCACCTGTTTGTCAAGTCCAAATTCCTTAGGAAAAGTATTTGGAAACGAAATAACATTTTCTGATATCTTGTTAGGTGTCTTTAGATAAATGAATTTTATCTTTTCACCATCTTGAATCAGGGGATACTTGTGAGTCAATCGTTGTTTTGTATTATGGTAATTGTATAGTAATGCACCACGCACGTGAATGGGTGTACCTTTACTATAGATACTGGATTTGTTCGCCCACTTATTTATCCCATTACATCCTCTAGGAAATGCTATGTCTTCTATGGGCAATTCATTAAACTGCTCTCTGAATTGTGCAATAAACTCTTGTGCATCTTCTTCATCATTATTCATGATGACCTTGAGACACTCTTTAATTTTGTCACGACAAGCACCTGGTGTGGATGATTTGACCGCTTCAATACCCATGACTTTTAGTTTAGGTTCAGCAAATCTTACACCTTCTATATCCCATGCGTTTAAGATGTATCTCTTTTTCGCTGTCCATATACCTTTATTAGCAATGGTCTCACGTTTCATAAACATCTTTTGATCGTATGCGTTTACGTACTTTGCCAACGCTTCATAAGAACTCTCAATATAAGGCTCAAGTTCCATCGAACAGACCTTATCAATGAACCCAACAATGACTTCATCAGTTTCTTCTCTCCCCTTGTATACACCCTCGACCAGAGGACCCAAATTGAGGTAGATACTATCAGTATCACTAGCAATGACATAATCAACATCCTCCGTTTTTAGTATTTTGTTCATCTTCTGGTTCATTTTATTCTCAATCCAACGGATTGATACCTGACCAGATAATGTGATTGCTTCAGCATTCAATAGATTATAGTACCTAAAATACTGATTGCCAACAGCACCATAGGCAGAGTTTAATTGAATCTTTCTTGCCATCTGGATATTGTTGAACTTACTTATATCTTTTTCTAATTGTTTAGTGGGCGAATTTTCATACTGTTTCTGTGCCTGTATCATTTTCTTCTTATAGACGACACGTTCAGTGTATATCTTTTCCATCATCTCAGGCAAGAAACCTCTTATATCTTTACGATATTGTGCACCATTAGCACATACAGCAAACTCACCTGATAGATCTATCTCTTGATTCAATAACTTATCAACACTTGCACTAGGATGTCGAGTCTCCCAGAGTGTCTCAGGAGATATGTTGTATTGCATAATGAGATGAGGATATAGACTATTAAGATCGAAGGATACAACCCAATCATATTTGCCAGGCACAGGTTCTTTTACATATGCACCTGCATATTTCTCATCCTTTCTAGCACCTTTACGAGGAGGTGGCACAATATTTTTATCAGCAAGATAGTTGAAGATCATTGTATCCCACATTCTTACCTGTGAGTAAACATCTTCAAAGTTTACCTTAGCATCATAAGACATAGTAATTGCTAGTTCTAGCAACTTCATCTTGTCTTCTAATCTGTCAATCAACTCAACGTCTTGGATGTTATATTCTATAAACTTTTGCCAATCTCTTGTATAGAAGTCTTTAAAATTCTCATACTCACTATGGTCAAGTTTTCTTTGTCCCAACTCGACAAAAGCGATGTGATCAAGTCTGTAGGATTCTTGGTTACTATAAGTGAACTTGCGATAAAGATCGAGGTAGTCAAGAATATTAATCCCACTGACATCATAAGCATAATTCTTACGTCCCTGCACATAAATTTCCCTCTCGTTTGCACGGTTCCAAGGTGAGAGAGACCTCATCCACTTTTCCCCTAATATTCTATTTAACCTTCTGGCTATGTATGGTACATCATACAGGTTAACATTCCATCCTGTCAAGATATCTGGTGTGTGTTGTACCCACCACTCAAGAAAACCCTTGAGCATATCTCTTTCACTATCATATATGTAGTGTTCGTGTTCTGTTTCAAATTCACGAACTGCCCAGATATAAAACTTCTTAGACACCATATCTTTGATGGTGATAGAAAGCATTTCTTCTGCTGCTGCCTCTACATCAGGGAATCCATTCTCACATTGAACCTCAATATCCAATGCATAGATTTTCATCTGGTCAATGTGGTAATCAACCTCATCAGAAAACTCTTTCCTGATATACTGATACACAAAACGTTCATACCCATGAACCTCAAACTTTTCTACACCATTGTATGTTTTGATAAACTCTCTTGCTTCTCTGGCAGTTTGAAAATCTACAGGTCTGACATACTTTCCTGTAAGAGTTTTCATCTTCTCTGGACGATTAGATGTCACATATAATGTAGGAGAAAAATGGGTACGAAACTGGATTGATTTTCCGTCTTCGTACCCTCGATATAGAATTGTATCACCCGCTAACTGAATGTTCGTATAGAACTTACTCATGCGTTATACTTGTCCAACAAAGTTTGACTAGGTTCTAGTATAGTCAAAATTACATCAGATGTCAAGAAGATGTCACGTTGTGAACTATGCTTAGGAAATGGTATGAGTTCTCCCTCTTCAGATACTTCATA